CACGCTGGTCATCGCCACCAGCACCAGTCGGCGGCGTGCCAAGGTTTGCTTTTTGAAGATTTGCCATTCCCTGTCCTACGGTGCGAATGTCTGCTCAAACTGTGCGGTGATGGTGTACACATCGCCGTCCTTCGTCGGTTCCGTGTACTTTTCGCACACGAAACGTCCCTGCGGCCGAAGCGGCGGCGTCCAGAAAAAGGACGTCGCGCCGGCGTGTGCATCGAAAAATGCGTAGATAGCGCTGATCATTTCGGCACTTCCGACGAACCGGAGGCTGTATGTCGACGCCCGGTTATTGAGGCCGTCTGCGGCCCGCTGTGTGTATCCGTCGCCAAACTGGGCCTTTCGTACACGCAGCGTCGTATCGCCGCCGAAACCTTGCACGGTCGGCGACCAGTTAAACGTATCGGTCATCCCGCCATCCCGTTTTTAAGTTTCCAGAGGGCCCCGCCTTGACGGCTCTCCGTCGCGATCAGCGCCCGCACCAGCTGCGTGAGCTTCTTCACGAATTCCGCACTTGCCATCATCTGCTCCGTGTTGCCCGTGCCGTTCTCGATCGTCACCGGGATATTCAGCTCGACCCCTCCGCCCGGCGCGCTGAGCGCACCACCACCAGCCGAGCCGCCGCCAACGAGCCCGCCGTTCGCAAATTTCGCGAAGCCGAGATCCTGCCCGCTGTTGATCGCCTCGAGCAGACGAAGCACGCCCGGCTTACGCACCGCCGCGGCCCTCACCACGAATTCCTCGTTCGAAAGCCACGCGGGGATGCTGTCACTCGTCGACGTGCCGGGCCCGGTAACACGCCCGCCCGTGGCGAGGTGAAATCCGTAAGCATTGCCACCACTACCCGCAATTGCATCCGTCAGGCCGCCACCGATACCGCCCAACAGCGACGACGAACTGAAGCCACCAGCCGCCGACGCCCCCAGCCCCAGGACCGAACCAAGGGCGCTAAACACCGGCGCCATCGCCGCCCGTGCAGCGAACCGCGCCAGATCCGCAATCATGCTGTCCACGAGCCCGCGGAAATCCAGCTTGCCGGTTGCCGCGAACGATGCGACCGCATCCTCGAGGTTGCGAAACGAACTGGTGAATGCTTCTTCCGCCCTGCCTGCGGCGTTCTCCGCGGACTCCTGATACAGCGCGACCGCGCGGCTCGCGCCGACGCGCCAATCACGCTGCATAGTGAGCCGCTGATCGAGATAACCGCGTTCGCGCTCGATCTGCTCGGCCTCGGCCCGGTTGATGCGCTCGATTTCGGCCAGATATTCCGGCGAGCCGAGCGTGCCGTCCTTGCGCGCGCCCTTCGTGAAATCGTCGCGTCGACGTCGAAACTCATCGCCCACGCGGCTCATCGCCTGATTCAGCTCGCGCGCGTTGTCGCCCATCGACATCGACGCCAGCTCACGCTCGACCTCGCGCTGACGCTCCGACGCGTAGTCGGCCAGCTCGGCATCGATCTGCCCGCTACGCTCCTTCAGCTTGTTGATCGCGTCGTGATAGCGCACCTCCTTCTCAAGCTGCACGGCGCGATCGTAAGCCGCACGAATCGACGCCTGATCGCGGATCAGGCTCTTGTCCCCGTCGGACAGCTTTGCGCGCTTGCCTGCCAGGTCGGTCAGTTTCTGGTCGAAGCCGATGCGATCCTTCTCGGACTGCGTGAGCTTGTCGGTCGCGACCGCCTCGACACGCAATTGCGCGATCCGCTGCGCGATGTTGTCGAGCAAACGCTGGCTTTCCGACTCGCCTCGAGCGCCACCCGAGCGCGCCTTGTGTCCCAACTCCGGCGCATTGACGGTGATGCGCGCGACCTGCGCGGCCGACTCCGAAACCGTATCGTCGAAAGCCTGCTTACCGCGCGCCGCAGCCGCCGCGCGCGCCGCATCAGCGTTGAACCCGAATTTCTCGAATTTCTTGCTGACGAGATCCGCCTGAAATTCAGCAAGCGCCGCCGCAACGACCATCTGCTGGTTCATTAGGGCGAGCTCGCGCGTCAGGTTGTCGATATTCCGATGTGCACCCGCCTCAGCCTTGGCATCCTTGTCCTGAATCGCCTTTTCGAGCGACTTGTACGCGTCGGCCCGGCCCGCGATCAAGCCGGCCTGCCGAGCCTCCGCCGTGTTGGCGCCCTTCGACTTCGCCTCATACTCGGCGCGCTGCCGCGCAGTCATGCCGATCACGTCGGACGCTTCCTTCAGCTTCTCGACGTACTTGTTCCACGCCTCGGCAGCCATACCGCCCGCGAAGAAATTGTTTTCCTGCGTGAGCAACCGGATTCCGTCTGCGGCACCGCGAGCCTCCGCGCCCATCGCCGAAAGAGCCTCGGAGTTTTTCCTTGAAGCACCCTCGGCAATGTCAATTACTTCCGCCGCCGCGATCAAGGACTCTCGAAGTTCCGCCCCGCCACCCGTCGCCTTCGCAAACTCATCGATCAGCCCCAGCCGAGCTTTCGATTTCTCGACAACACTCTCCGCTGATGCCTCGACCGTGCGAAGAGACGCGTTGAGCTTGTCAACCGCCTCTTGAACATCCGGGGACAGGAAAGCGATCCCGCCATCCATCGACGCCGGCATTACCGCCTGTGTTGCCTTGAAAGCAAGCGTCTGATACGCCGCCGCCACATCGGAATTCGCGCGCTGCCCCGCCTTTTCAACACGAAGCCGCTCCGCCTCCTGCATGAGCGGCGACAGCTGCCGATATTTCTCGATGATCTGGTCGAGCGGCGCCTGCATGTCGACCAGGCTCGACGTCGCGCTGCTCGCGTGATCGCGAAATACCAGCCAGTTCACTGCGGCGCCGAGCGCCACCGTGCCGACTGTCGCGATGATGCCCGGCAGACCGCCCATCACCGACAGCATTCCGGCCCCCATCGTGCGCATCAGCGAGCCCGCGCGCGCCGCAGCTGTTTGTGCCACCGACGCGCGCTCGGTTGCCGCCGCCAGACCGGCCGTCGCTGCCGTCGCACCACGCTCGGCCCGCTCGCGGGCCAGCGTCGCAGCCGCCACCTCGCGCTCAGCGAGCGCGAGCCCCTTCTCGGTTTCGGCTAGCGCCGCCGCGTAACGTGTCTGATCGACGGTGCCCTTGGCCGCTGCAGCTTCCAGCGCCACGCGACGCTGCTGCGCCAGCGCGAGCGACGCCTCGGCGCGCTCGAGCTCACCCTGCGCCGCCGCCGTCTCACGCGCGATCACAGCCGCATACGGGGTGCCAGCGATCCGTGTTCCGATCTCCTGACTGTTCGCCAGATTCGACCGTGCGGTCGAGACCTGCGCGACCGCGCTCGCCTCAATCGCGCGCGCCTCGGCAAGCTTCGCCTGCGTGTACTGGATCGAGCCGGCCGTCAACGCCGACTGCATCGCGAGGCTTTCCCGCATCGCTCGCATACCGGCCAGTTCAGCCGCCGCAGCAACCTCGGCCGCCTGCGCGTTCTGCAACTTCGCCGCCGCCGCATCACGGTCGCTTTGCGCCTTCGTGATCGTCACGAGCGCAGCTGCGTTTTCGGCCTGCGTCTTCGCGAGCAACGCCTGCCGCTCGGCGTTCCACGCGATCGCCGACTTACCGACAGCCACAGCGGTCTGTGCGAAATAGACACCGAGCCGACCGGCAACGACCGATGCACTGATCTTTACGATCTGATCGAGGTGCTCGGCAACATAAACGATGCCTTCCGACAGCTTCGCACTCGCGCCAGTTGCATGGTCCGTTTCGCCGACGTACTTCAGCACCTCCGTCTGCAGGCGCGTCATCGCCTGCCCGACGGTCACCTGCATCTTAGAAAACAATGCGTCGGTGCTCGATGCAGCCTCTCGCAGCGCATCAATGAGGTTTTCGACCGTCAGCTTGCCAGCTTCTGCCAGCCCCTTGAGCTCCGACGAGCTCCGCCCCATGCCGCGTGCGATAGCATCCGCCACGCCCGGCAGTTCCTCGAGCACGCTATGCAAGTCCTGCCCGCGCAGCTGACCAGAAGCGAATGCCTGACCGAGCTGTACGATACCCATCCGAGCCGTGTCGGCCGAAACCCCAGAAAGCGCGACCGCCTTGCTGATCGTCTCCACCAGCGGGCCCACTTGCTTGATCGACAGGCCAAGGTGACCCGTATTGTTGGCGATCCGCTGATACAGTTCGGCCGTCGCATCAAGCGGCTGGCGCGTCGATCGAGCGATCTGAAGCACATCGTTCTGCGCAACGGCGAAATCAATCTGATCACGCGTGACGATCTTGAGCCGGTTGCTCAAGTTCGTCCATTCGTCGGCGTACTCGATCAGTTGATGCACGCCGAACGCCGCGGCGGCAGCTTGCGCATATGCCGTGACTGAGCCGCGCGCGGCTTCGATCGCCCGAACCGTCACCTGCACGCTCGACGCGTTGGACGCAAACGCAGCATCGGCGGCCCGACCTCCATCCCGGACCGTATTGAAGTAGCCGCTGGCCGTCGAGCCAAGCTGCTGCATGCGTCGATCGTACTGGGTCGTATTTGCGGTAACGCTGACGATCAGCTCGCGCAGACTCGTTGCCATATTTATTTCTCGCCTACTTTGCCATGCTCAGGAGGCCCACGAAGAACGGATCGTCCTCAACCTCTTGCGCATCCTCTGAATCGCCCCCGCCCCAGTTCGGCAGCATGTCGGACACCTTCACCTTCGCGCCCTGGGCTTGGAACACTGCTGACGCAACCATCGCGGCATGCAGGTCGTAACGGTCATCGCTGATTGGC